TTCGCGCAGGCCCACCACGCGGGCCAGGGTGCCGTTGTTCAGGCCGAAGCGCCCGAGGTTGAGCGCCACCACGTCACCCAGCTTGACCTGCTGCGCGGCGGTGAAGCCGGCCAGGCGGTACACGTAGCGCAAGGTGCTGTAAAGCGTGGCTTGGCGCGCGGCCTCGGTGTTGGCGGCGGTGGCGTCCAGCAGGGCGGTGGGCTGCAGGTCTTCGTCGATGGCCAGCAGATGGCCCGTCAGGGTGTTGGTGGCTTTGGCCACGAGGTGCGGCGTCTGCAGGCGTTCGCGCTGGGCTTCGGTCAGCGTCACGGCGCCGCTGGTGCTGGTGGACCAGAACCGGGCGTAGCCCAGGCGCACGCTTTTGGCGGGCAGGATGCGGCGCACGAGCTGCACGCTGTTTTCCTCCACGTCATCGGCATCCAAGCTGAGCACGGCCGGCGCGGCGGGGGCGCGGAACTGGCCGACGCTGAGCTTGCCGGCGCGGTCAATGGTGTAGAAGCCGCCCAGGCCGGTGAGCAGCGTGTCCAGCGCCTGCAGCACGGTGGTGGTGTCGTTGTCCACGTACAGGCCCACGGTGGCGCTGATAGCGGTGTTCAGGGCGCTGACGCTGGCCGCGTCGATGTCGCCGCTGGTGAGCGCGGTGCGCTCTGTGACCAGGCGCTGCATGACATCGGCCGCGGTGGTCACGTAGGTGCCGCCCGTCTTGCTGCCGCGAACGTCGGCGGTGATGGTGCCGGTGAGCGCGCCCGTTAGGGTGATGGTGCCGTTGGCCAGGTCTGCGGTGTAGCCACCGGTGGCGCTGCCGTTGACGTACACCGCGTCAATGGCATGGATGGCGCCATCGTGCACGGCGTAGCGGCGCGCGGCGGCGTCAATCAGCATGGGGGCCACGTTCTTGCATTCGCCGTAGCAGATGGGGCGGCGGCGGTCTTTGTTGGTGTCTGTGCCGCCGATGAGCGTGGTGCAGGCCGGCACGTTCAGCAGGGCCTGGCGGTCACGCATGCGCAGGGTGAGCGTGGCGCTGTCGCGGGCCTGGATGTCTTCGAGCGTGCCGCTGAAGACTTGGCGGAAGTCAGCCTTGGGCCAGGTGGGGTCCCCCAGGTACAGGCGCACGGGCCGGCCGTCCCACGCATCGGTGAGCCAGGCGTCACGCACGCCGCTGCTGTTGTCGATGTCGATGTCGCCATAGCCGATGAGGCTGCGCCCGCGGAAGGCCTCGGCAAGCTGGCTGCGCACCCAGGGCACGTCCAGCACAATGTCGTCGTAACCGGTGCTGGCGGGCGAATCCGTGGGCGTGGTGACGAAGCCGTGAGTGCTCATGTAGCGCGTGACCACGGCGCCGACTGAGAAGGCTTCGGCCTCCACCAGGACGACGCGGCGCTGGTTATCGGCGCGCAGCCAGGCGGTGTATTGGGCGTCTGAGATGGGCATGTCAGGCGCCTCCGGACCAGCTAAAGTTTTGGTCGTAATACACCTGATCCGCCACGGCTCGCCCGCTCTTGTCCAGCGCCTTGACCAGCGCGCCCTCGAGCTCGCCCACGCGGGCGATCAGGCGTTCCAGCGTGCTCACCGTGGCATTGGTGCCGGCCGTGGTGGCGTCTGTGAGCGAGGACAAGCCCTCCATGCTGTTGCCGCCCAGGATCTGCTGCACCACGCCGGTGGTGGGCGCCATGTTGGCCAGGGTGTTGAGGTTGGCCAGGGCGTTGCCCATTGGCGCCTGCACGTCGAGCATTCCACGTAGATCAGCGATGGCCGGCGCCATGTTGGCCACCGTTTCCAGGCTCCCGCCATTCGCCTCCAGGAACCTGCCCACGGGCGCGAACGCGTCGGCCAGCGTCAGCAGTTGCGACAGCCGCTGGCGGCCTTGCTCGTTGCTGACATCGGTGCCTTCCACCAGGCGGCGGAAGTCGGCGCGGGTGAAAATTTCGGCATTGATGCCAAGGCTTGCCAGTTGCTCACGCACCTGGCGGGCCTGGATGCCGGCCAGCTCGGCTTCCTCGTAGTAGTTCTGGGCGAAGCTCTGCGTCTTGTTGGCGAAGGCTTCCATGCCGCCAGCAAGGTCAATCAGGTGCTGGCGCGCATCACCGCTCAGGTTTGCCACGCGAGAGAACACGCCGCCAAACTCGTTGACGGTCAGTGCAAACCGCTGCAGGCCGGCGGCCATGCTTTCCACGGCGGTCTGCACCTTGCTGTTGATTTCCTCAAGATAGCGGCCTACCGGGGCGAAGGCGTCGGCCAGCGTCAGCAGTTGCGACAAGCGCTGGCGGCCTTGCTCGTTGCTGACGTCCGTGCCCTCTACGAGGCGGCGGAAGTCGGCACGGCTGAAGATCTGCGTGTCGATGCCCAGGCTGGCGAGCTGGTCACGCACCTGGCGGGCCTGGATGCCGGCCAGCTCGGCCTCCTCGTAGTAGTTGGCCGCAAAGCTCTGCGTCTTGGCCACAAACGCTTCCATGCCGCCTGCGAAGCCCAGCAGCTGCTCACGCGCATCCACGCTCAGGTTGGCCACGCGGCTGAAGACCCCGCCGAACTCGTTGATGGCCTCGCTGAACGTCTGCAGGCCAGCCAGGCGTTGCAGGGTGTCAGAGATAGCTTCACCGGCCTTCTGGAAGGGCGCAAGCTGGCCTTGGAAGGTGGTGGCCAGGTCTGCGGCGTAGCGGCCGAACAGGGCCTGGATCTCGGCCTGGTCTTTGGTGGCGTCGCCCGTGAGCTTGATCTTGAACTGCGTGGTCACGCTGCTCAGCGCATCGCCCGGCAGCTTCAGGGCCTGCGCCCAGGCGCGGGTGCTGTCCAGCACGCCCATGGCGCCGGCGTTCAAGGCGGCGGAGGTGTCGTCGCCCAGCGCGCTGAGGTTGGTGCCGCGGCGGTTCGACCGGAACCAGCCGCCCTTCTGGAACCAGTCTTGGAACTGCTGGCCCGTGGCCGCGCCGCCACTGAGCGAGCCCTGGATGCCGCTGTCGCGCATTTCCTTGGCCTTCATGCCGAAGGCGCGGTTGACCAGGCCCCCCACCACGCCCGCGATGGGCCCGATGCCGGGGACGGCGCTGGCGAGGCCGGCGATGGTGTTGACGGCGCCGCCGGCGCTGTAACCGCCGGAGAGGGCTTTGCTGATGCCGTAGCCCATGAATCCGTTGCCCAGCATGCCCAGGCCTGAGCCCACCATGCTGCCCAGGCCCGTGGGGCCGGCGATCATGTTGCCGCCGATGTTCTGCAGCGTGGAAAGGCCCAGGCTCTGCCCCAGGCTGCTGTTGACCAGTTGCAGCCCCAGCGAGCTGCCCAGCCCGCCATTGAGCAGGCTGGCGCCCGCGCTCAGCAGCGAGCCGAAGCCGCCACTTGCACCGGCCGCGCCCGTGGACGCAGACGCGGAGCCTGCAAACCCCATGGCACTGGTAAAGGCCCCGGCAATGGGGTTGACGATGGCCTGGATGACGGGCCGCAGCACCATGCTGCGGAAAAGGCCCTTGATGTATTCCCAGGCCGACTTGCCGCCCTGCATCAGGGCGTCGCTTAGGGATTGGCCGATCTGGTCTGCCGTGCGCTGCCAGTCGCGGGCGGCTTCGTCTGCGGCCTTTTGGTTGGCGTCGATGACGGCGCGGTCGGCAATCAAACCGCGCAGCTTCTGGCGGGCCTCAATCTCGCGCTGCACGGCCAGCCAGGGCTCGCTGCCTTCCTGATAGCGCGCCTGGCGCTCTTTCAGCCGCTCGATGGCCACCAGCTCGATGGCCTCAGCCAGGCTGATGTTCATGGCGCGGGAACGGTCTGACGCCTCGGCCTCGGCCTGCAGGCTCTTGATGCGCGTGTCCACGCTGGCCAGCGCGGCGGCTGCGGCGTCGCGCTGCTCTTTCTCGAAGTCGTCGATGGCCTTTTCTTCGGCGCGGCGGGCTTCCACGCGCGCATCCGCCAGGGCCTTGGCGCCCTTGGCGGCTTCCTTGTCGGCGATGAGTTGCCGCTCGCTGGCGGCCAGGTCAGACAGCTTGCCGTTCAGCACCGCCTTTTGCGGGTCTGTCAACTTGATGAGGCCGGCGGCCAGGTCAGCGTCGATCTTGATCTTCAGGCGCTGCGCCTCCGTGAGCGCCGTGCCCTGCTCCAGCTCAAGCTGGCCGGCGCTGATGCGCTCCTCGATGCTCACGCGCAGCTTGTCGTAGGCGTCTTGCTGTTTGAGCTGGGCGGCGGCGGCTTCCTCCGCAGCCTTGCGCTTGGCTTGCTCGCCGGCGATGTCGATGACGGACGGGGCCGGCACGGCGAAGGGCGGATTCACATCGTCGCCGCGGCCGGCGCCGGCGTTGGGGCGGCCCAGGGCTGCGTCCAGCGCGGTGCGGGCCTTGAGGGATTCGCCCTGCAGCTCGCGCAGTTTGTCGAGGGCGTCCTGCAGTTCCTTCTGCAGGCTGGAGCGGTTGAAGCCGGTGACGTTGGGGTTGCTCAGGCGGCCTTCCAGCCTGCCGATTTCCTCAAGTGTGGCCTGCACGCGAGCGTCTTTGAATTGCGACATCAGCAGCGTGAAGAAACCGGACAGCACGCCACCGTTTTTGCTGAAGCGCAGCATCATGGAAATGCTGTCGTTCAGCGCCGGTAGGAAGTCCGAAACCAGGGCACGCGCGGCGTCCGTGATGTTGGTGCTCAACTGCGCCATCTGCTTGTTGAACTTCTCAGCCTCAACCGCCTGCGCGGTGGTGACGCTGGCGTTGAGCTCCCCAGCCTCGGCCAGATCCTTCAGGAACGGCGCGGCCTCTCGGATGCTCTTGCCGAACAACTCCTGCACGGCGCGCGCCTTGTTGCCGTCATCGGCAAAGCCGGCCAGCGCCACAGCGGTCTGGCGCAGGGCCTCTGCCGGGTCCAGTTGGCGCAGCTTGGCGGCGCTCAGGCCGATGGCTTCCAGCGCGATGCTGGCGCCGTTCTTGCCGTCCGCTTCCTTCAGCGCGGCATTGAACTTCACCAGCATGCCGCCCACTTGGTCCAGGGTGGCGCCGTTGCGGCGGGCCACCTGGTCGAGCTTGCTGATTTCCTCGATGCTGGCGCCGGTGGCGTCGGCCAGGTCGTTCATGGCGTCGATGGCGTTGACCGTGCCGCGCACGAAGGCT